TAACTAATACAATGAATGTGCATATATATTATACAACAAATTAAACTTTTCTTAAATAGTCTCCTGATAGCCATCCACTAGGCGTTCTTGCCCATCCATTTTTCCATTCATAAACAGTTACTCGTGTTCCTCTTTCAAGGCATCCATCTTTGTCTTTATCATGTTTTTTACCATCAGCTGTTAATTCATCATGTCTTTTTCTACGATAATTAGTACCAGGACCAGTTCTAACTGATAGATCGCTAGCTGTAACTTCATATGTTCCTGTTGCTTTCCCACTTGTAGATGGTTTAGCTGCAGGAGTTGGTGATGGTGTAGGCGTTGAAGCAACAGTTCCATTTACAATTTCATTAAAAGGAAAGTTTGTTCCTGGACAATTAGTAGAACATACATCTTTATGTTTTTGGACTTTAGAAATACCATACTTATTTTTTAAATAAGCTACTAATTCTCTACCAGCATTGATTTGAGTTTGATTCATTGTTTCTGTCATGTATGAACCTTCAAAACAAATACCAATAGAATCACTATTAGAACCTTTAGCGTGTGATCCAACAACACCTTCAGGTCTACCTCTATAAATAGATCCATCTTTTCTTACAAAGAAATGATACCCAATACCTGCCCATCCATTTTCTAAATGCCAGCTATGAATATCATCTGCAGTACATGATTTTGATTCAGCATGATGTAAGATAATTCTATTAGTAGATTTTCTATTTGATAATTTTCCATTCCATTTGTAAGTTTTTTCAATAATATTCATTTTGATTATCTCCTTTTTTGTTCATTAATTCCGTTTTTCTTCCATTAATTAGCATTTAACGACCATTTTTTTGATTTTTTGGTTGTTATTCAATAAAAGAGAGCTATTCACTCTCTTTCTCTAATTCTTCTTTGATTTCATCAATTCTTTTCCAAATTGCTTTTGTTTCTCGTTCTTGAAGTGCCATACGTTCAACTACGTTATTGTGCTTTTCAACTTTCTTTGTTAATTCATCAATACGATAGTTCATTAACGTGTTGGCTTTATTGTTTGAAAACATTGTAGTGATAACACTAGGCACAGCTACACATAGACCAGAAATCAAAGCAACTGTAACTGCTTCTGTCATATGCTTGCACTCCTAACTTTCATCTACAATCTCTTCCAACTCTGGAAGTCCTGCCACGCTTGTTAGAATAGAAACAACACCAGATAGACAACTTGCACTAACGATCATCGCCCAATTGACTTCATTCATGACAGTAGATGTTCCAATTAACGCTACAGCAGTTTGAGCTACTGTTTTGATTGCTCTAATACCTGCAGCTTTTACCCACTGATTAAAATCATATTTTTTAACTTTCAATATAATCACCCTTTCTAGACAGTTTTTAGTCCTATCTAGGACATCAAAAAAAGGACTTTCGTCCTTTAATTATTTGCTTTTTATATATTTCAATATTGCATATCCTGTAGCATCAGCAAAACCATTTGATTGTCCAACTTGCAATATTAAATTTTTTTTAGTTACCTGAATAGAAATACCATCATGATCTTCATCTTTATGTGCCCGCGGTATCATGTGATTTGTTTCATCGCTAGTTTTCATAAATAAATCACAACTCAATACTCTGTATAAATCTGATATATTATGTGGTACATATTTATCCTCGCTATCAAACCCACTTACGAGCATTACTTTGCAATATATTTTTTTACCATCAATCCATTGCATCCCTGTTTCCTGTTCTTCTAAAGAAAACTTAAGATTTAATAATGTATTTCCATTTGCATTAACAAATTGAGACATAAGTTCCCATTTGCTAGCAATCAGTATCCTATTACTTGGTATATTGTTCCTTCAACCGCAGTTATATACGCACCACCAGCGACTTTAGTACATCCACTTAATGTAACGTTTTTGCCACTGAAAACAAGAGTCATCTCATATATTGTAATAGTATTTTCATCTGCATGTACATCTGATAAATGTACTCTTGCACCTGCTTTTAATGACATTCTAGTACTTTTGGGATTTATCCAGTTATGACTTCTATAAAAGATTTCTAAATAGTCATAATTAGATATATCATCAGTTAATGTAAAATCACTTTGAGTTGCACCATCAAAAAGGACAGTACCAATTGGAATTTTAGTCCCATCATTTTTAACAAATTTTCCCATATCATGGAACAGCTTTTATTTATGACTAATATCTTCCAATGACTTTAGTAACAGTTGTACCTTGATTGTTAGATGAATTTGTCCATCTACAATTATCAATGTGTAACAGTTTTGATGCCTGATTATATTTAAAAGACATATTAGTAACAGTCCAGTTGTTAACAACACCAGAATATATGATCTCTCCATCAATAATTGGTGCAATAACTGCGCTATTATCACTAATTATGATTAACTCTTTAAATTTCAAAGCATCATCATTTAATGTTAAATCGTGACCATAGCCAAAATGACTACCACTCCAAAGAACAGCATCAGCATTGATTTCATCTCCGTTGGAATTAACAAATTTAGCCATAAATAACACCTCTTTTTAAAGAAGCACAGCTATTCAACTGCACCTCCTTTGTCAAAGGTAATAGGTAAAAGGATACTGTTTTTAATATTGCTAGTAAACAGTCCCCCCCCCCCACGAATTTTTTAATTTTTGACATTTGTATGATCCTCTCTTTCTTTAATTCTTTTAATAAAAATCAAATAAGAAAAGATACTAGTGCCTTTATTTTTTTGTGTAACGAATAATTGCTTTAAATTTATAATTTGCCCAACTGTAATTGTTAGCAAAACGAATGTTATCTACATTCAAAATGAAATACGTCACATAAAATGTTCCTGTATTACCACCAGAATAATAAACAACAGGAAATCTATAGAAATCTTCTCCATTGGAACATGTGACTTCATAATCAATAAACTCGTTTAAATTATTGATTGAATGATTGATTGTGCTTACTCCAACGCTTAGACCAGTCCATGTAATGATTTTTTCATAAATTTTTTTACCATCAATCCAGTACTTTCCTGTCCAGTGCTCATCAGTTGACATTTGTAAATTAAGTAATTCATTCCCATCTTTATCAATAAGTTTTGGCATGTTGACATTCAGATTAAAACTAATCTAAATGCTTGTCACCACCAATCTTTTTAAATAATGAGAAAAGGCACTTTGATGTACCTTCTCTAATTTGTGTAAGTCGTGTGTGTGTGTGTGTGTACAACGCACTCACGTGTTTCAAAATCTTTCATATTTTTCTCCTTTTAAAAAAGAGCAGAAATCAATCTACTCTTTGTAATATACTGCATCTTTTAAATCAGTTTCTAATTCACTGACTGTCTTTTCAAGCTGTCCAACTTGCTTTTGCAATGATGTTAATTGTGACTTCAAAACAAACGTATCTTTTAACTTTGTCATAAAAGTTTTTAAAATATCACTTGTTAGAAACTTAGTGCTATTAGCTGAAACAGTTGTTGAAGATGCATGTTCACTTACGTTTGAAAACAAAACTCTTTTAAAGAAATCTTTCATATATAAGACCTCCTATATTGATTATGCTCCAAATACTTCAGCCCACATTGTATTTAATTCAATATCAGTCATAACTACTAATTTAGCATTGATAGCTGAAGTTACTTGTGCTGCAGTTTGATATCCTGAATCATTTGTCAATGATGATACTTTTGTTGGAATATCAGTCTTTTTAGCATAAGAACTTAGATCCATTTCTCTTGAACCTAATTTTTCAAATTTAGAATTGATATAGATGTATTCATCATAGATGTTGTTACCTGAACCACTGTTGGCAACTAAATAGATAACACCTTTTTTACCTGTTGAAGGTAATGCTTCAACGACCGAGTAATCGATTTGAGTTACCCCTGAAACTGCTGAAGCAATTTCTTTTGTTACATCAGCTGATTTAGCATAAGCAGATAAATCTACATTTACAGCTTTCGATGAATCAGGAGTTAAAGCTGTACCATTTACTTTTACGCTTTCAATTTTGTTTGCTTGAGCACCAGTAGCAACACCATCTAATTTAGTTTTATCAGCAGCACTCATTAAACCATGTGTAGATGTTGTTGCATCTGCATAAGTAGTATCTTGAGCTGGAATACCCAATCCAGTAATATCTGCTTTGGCGACAGCAGTAGTTGCACTAACGTGACCAGATGCATCTACAGTAACTTTATATAATCCTGATTTTTGAGCTGTATATGATGGATGCACATATTTATTGGCACCTTCAGCAATACCACTCAATTTTGTTTTTTCTGCACTTGTATAATCATTTGAAGATAAACCTTTTCCGGTTTCTTGTGCTACAAATTTTCCTTCGCCCCATGCTTTAATTTTTCCTAAGGCTGTTTTTAAAATTGAATCAGTTACAAAACTCATAATATATATCTCTCTTTCTTTCTTTAAATTTATTTAATTAAAAATTTCATTCCATATATTTTCCAAGTCTTTATCTTGCATAATATCAAACTTGTCATCTAAATCAATTGACTTTAAATAACCGTCAACCTCACTACGAACAATCTTTATCCATTCTGTACGTTCTTCTGGAAGAATATCATTGCCATTTCCTATCGTAGATCTAACAATAAAAGATACGACACCAAGATGTACCTCCTTTAATTCACTAACTAACAGAAAAGATAAATTCAATAATCCATCTTTTTGAAATGCATCTTTATTTAATGAAAACACTCCATTTTCATCAATTTCCAACAACTGAGTTTTTTTCAAAATAATTTGTTCTATAAAAACCTATAACACTAAAATTATCATAACCTTCATCCTTGATGAATTGCATTTGAATGTTTCCACTATATTGATATGGAATATCACTAGTACTGCTAGATATAGTCAATCCTTTTTGAATAATTTCAGCAACAATCAAAATCATCACCTCTATTCTTTATACATAATCATTTTGTCAATGAGTTCTTGCAAATTAGGAATGATATCAAATTGACTTTTAACACTTTTAATACTTATTCCATCAATTTCTACAAGATATAAAGGCATCTCACTAACTGTACCTCCATTGAATGTATCACTATTTGTATACTGTGGAATAGTTTCACCTTCTCCACTGATAACTTTTATTTCATGCTTTTCATTGACACCATCTGTTTCAAAATGAGACACGATTAGATCATATCTTTTTTGACCAACAACACCATTTTCTAATTTTATTTCTTCATAAGAACCTGGTGCAATCCTATAAAATCTTCCTTGATTAATAAACAAGCCATCATAGATCTTTAAAAGATTGTTGTTTATGATTTCACACTTCAACTGTTGGCCACATTTAAAAACACCATTGTACCCAAACAAACAATGGTGTATGTAAGCATCAATACTTGCTGTAACATTTGACTCATTCAATGTTATATTTTCTAGCACATCTAATCACCTACCTTATATTCAAATTTGCAATGCGAAATAATACCAGATATAGTTACCTTTAAAACTTTTTTTGTAATTTGTTCTTTAAATTCTATTCCCGTTATTTCTTCTTTGGAACCAACATAATCAAACAAAGAAGCTTCATCCGTTGTAAAGTTAATGTTAAGATTATCCGTGCCATTCGCTTTTTCCGTCGCTTCAATAGAACTTTCTATTAATTTTGATTCATCTTCTTCGTTTGAATTATCATAAAGATATGTTTTCCTTTTCAATCCTGCATACTTTGCATTTTCACTTGTATTCCATGTTCCATCATCTTGCAAAAATAAATTGACTCTTATTCTTTCGGTCAATTCACCCTTTCCAAGTGCAACGATATGGTTATACTTGCTTATTGCTTTTTCAGAGATCATGGAAATGCCATAAGAATTGTCATATCTTAATAATTCTGATAAATCAACAATGGGAACAGCTTGTAAATGCACCTTTTTATCATAAAACGTAATTTCTAGTTTTGAAGGGATATCCGCCTTAAGTAACATTTTTTCAAGTGCATCTAATAAATTCAAATCCCTTATTTGATAATTAACACCAATATCACTTAATCCTACATTGTCGACAACAAAAAGATCATTAAATTTTCCATGAATAAGATTATCAATGACCTGATTGGCTTCTCCATTTGCGACATAATAGGCTTGTCCATCAGGGGGCTGAACATATTCTTTTTCAAGAAGTCCTCTAAATGTCTTGCCTTTAAATGTAATTGAATTTTTAGAAGTATCTACTTTTTTACCATCTAGAATTCCACCAAATTCACATTCTTGACAATAAAAAAGAGAACCTTTATCAAATTCTCTGTTCCATGATCCTATTGAGATAGACATTTGATAATCATTTGATGCGACGTCATACTTCCCAATCTCAAAATCAATTGATGAATTTTTTAATACACCCAGTTCTTCATATTTGTCATTTGTATATATGAATTTCATTAAAGCCACCTCGGTTCTGTTCTCTTATCAAGAATAATCAATTCGGCTTTAAAAGTTCCATCCCATCCTACAACATTTGAACCACTAGGTATTTTTGTAAAAAAGTCGCTTCTAGACATATCTCTATAATTAAAGAGATTTCTTTTTTCACCATAAACTGAAACACCAAAAATAGTATTATTAGTAGAATTTATTTCTAAATACTCACCAGCCATTAATGATGTGTTAACTTGATATAAAATATTGCCTACTTTTATATATGGATTCGCACATGGTCCATAAAATCTCATGATAAAATCAGCATCAGCTAATGAATCATTGATAGCTTGAACAGCACCCTTTTGATTGGAATATAAAAACGGATATCGATACGTATATTTCTTTATACCTGTCTGATTGCTTTTATCATCATACATAACCAAATTGTATTTCTTCTCTTTGATCCATTCCTGTTTGATACAGAAAATACCAAGTTCTACATTGGTCCTTGTATTAATATTAGCAATGCTAGTGTTTGATGAAACAATATAGCATTTAATATAATAATCTCCAAAGTACAAAGTTCCTGGTGTTTCATTAATACAATCAAGTTCAAATATGTCGCACATTTTATCCAATGTTTCTTTTCTTTCTTTTAGACTTCCTCTCAATGTTAAAGTAATTGTATAAGTATAATTACCTATACTTAAACTAACACTGTCATTTTCAATTGTAGTATTCCATTTTCTTTGATGAAGATAGCCACTTGTTGGAAGAATATTTGCATCTACAAAGTCAACACTATAATTTTGAGAATTTATATATCTTACTCTCATGAAAATACAACCCCCAAACTTTTCAACATACGAATGAAATCTCTATCACTAAAATCATTACCTGTATCACCTTTATCAGCAATTACCTTCAATAATTTAATAATGATTTCTAATAGATAATTTACATCATTATTTGAATTTGATTTATTTTGTTCAGTATCAAAGCCTTCACTTGCTAAATCCAATGTTTGTTTTGAAATACCGTTCATTGCATCATATACATCTTTAGCATTTGCTTCAATCCCAACTGCAATACCTTGAGGAAGATATTTACCAACTTCATCAGCCATGACTTTTGAAGGTGAATGAATTCCAAAGAAAGATTTCAATCCATTTAAAACAGCATCTCCAAATCCCTTGATTTTTCCTAAAATCCAATCTTTTACAGAATTGATACCATTCCATAGACCTTTAACAAGGTTAACACCAACATTTGTACTTTCAGAAAAGGAATGTTTAATACCATCAACAATTGCTTTTCCACATTCTTTTATCCAAGAGAGCATTCCCTTAATACCATCACCAACATTTTTAATAATATTTTTTCCTAAATTGAGCCATTGAAAAGCCATAAACGCTGAAACGATAGCTTGGATTATTTGAGGAATATTAGCCACGATTGTTGGAATTGCACCAATCAATCCCTGTACTAATTGCCAAATCAATTCTGCACCTTTTTGTAAAATTGTAGGGAAATTATCATTAATGATGTTTGCAAATGTCGTTATGATATTAGGAACATATTCTACAAGTATTGGTATTGCCGAAATGATTCCATCTAACAATCGGCTTAATAAATCAAACCCCATAGAAATCATCTCAGGTTCTTTTTGTGCAAGATTTGTTCCTATATCCTGTACAAATTGTAATATTTGAGGAAGTACAACAGGAACGTTTTGTACAAAGCCTGTTACCAAACTATTCAAAAGATCATAACCTTTTTGAAATAGAATAGGTGTTGCTGATATCAATGCAGTAGCAAATCCCTGAACAATGTTTAATGCCATTGGGACAGCATTATCAAAAAGAAATGTAGAAGCTGTAGTAATCAAATTGGATAAGGTACCTGTAACATCCCCTCCAATAGCTACATTTCCTAAAAAATCTTGTGCTGCAGCTTTCATTGAACCAAATGAACCACTAAACGTAGTAGCTGCTTCTTTGGCGGTTGTTCCTGTAATGTCTAAGTTATCTTGTATAACTCCTATAGCTGTATAAACATCCGCTAGATTACTAATATCATACTTTTGACCACTCAACTTTTGAGCATCTTTAAGAAGTCGTTGCATTTCTTCTTTTGTTCCACCGTATCCAAGCTTCAAGTTGTCAAGCATGGTATAGTTTTGCTTTGCAAAACCTTGATATGCATTTTGAATATCTTGTATATTGGTACCAAATTTATTGGAATTATCAGACATATCCTGCATAGCTCGGTTAGCTATGTCGGCCGCCTTACTTGTATCGCCTTTTAAACTTGAAATCAAAGACGCTGAAAATGAAGTAACATTTTCCATATAAGCATTTGCACTGACACCTGATGTTTTATAGGCTTCTTTTGCATAAGCTTTCATTTTATCAGCGTTTTCCTTATACAACGTTTCAATCCCACCTAAAGATTGTTCTAAAGCACCACCTTCGGTAAAAGCCTGAGATACAACTTTTCCAATTCCAGCAGCAACAATGATATTCTTTATTTTTGAAGCAATTGAATTTCCAGCTTTTTCTCCTGCTTCTTCAGGATCTTTCCCCATGGCCTGTTCAATCATGCCCTTCATTCCTTCAGCAGAGGGAACAATTTGAACATATGCTTTTGCTAAATTGGTTGCCATATTATCCTCCTTCCCTTATAATCTCTAATCTTGCTTTTTCATATTCTTCAACAGTTTGAAAACCATCATTGACAGTATTTTCTTCTCCATTGTTTAAAATAAGTGATACTATCGATTTAGGAGGATTGATGCCTTTTGCACCATCTTCTGTTTTCATCCAAATCAATCTTGTCAATTCATCTGAAATCATTGATAAAAGCAATTCCACAAAAGGAACCTTTTGATTGCTCAACTTCATTTTTATTCTTGAATTTTCCCTCAAACCAACTGAAAAAGTCGCAACCATATATGCTGGAAGCGACTTATAATCATATATTTGATAAGTTTCTGCTAAATCACAAATTAAAGCATCCTCATCAGTTTTTATCATGTTGGCGAGGATCACTAGTTTTTTACTTTTTTATTTGAATTAAAAATGTCCATGATGTTTTCTTGCATTTTGCTTGTAAGAACTCTACCTGTTTTTTTATCTCTGCAGAATTTTTTTAATCTTTCATATTGGGCATTTCCTAAAAGCTTTTTAGCAAAAGGAACAACACTTAAATATTCATCATTGTTCATTTCACTTAAAATTTCAATAAGTTCCCAATCATCACCTACTGTATCATCTACAGAATAATGAAATCCTTGTTTTGTAATACCAGTTATCTTCATCTAGATTACTCTCCTTCTTTTTTCTTGATCATATAATCATAATGGGATGTTTCTGTTTCATCAGGAACTCCTGAAAAAGTTATTTCATAACCAATAGCATCACTATCAGAATATTTAATTTCACCAATTTCAGTAATCCCAGCACATGGAATAACAAGTCTTTTTAAAATTTTCCCTTTTAGAATCATATCAATGACCCATGAAAACTGTTCAGGTTCCTCATTTTTAGCCTTGATTGTTAATCCAGTATCTAAATCTCCAGTAACATTACTGGATCCATAAACTGTTTTCAATACATTTACGTTCAATGATTCAATCAACTTTAATTTAAATGTATCCTCTTTTCCAGAAAATAAATTTAAAACAACAGCTCCACCCCATGCTTTTTGAGTATCTGTTTCAGGTGAGTTATTGTTTGAAACTCCATCATCTGAACAATATCCTAATGAATTGAATTTATCATCCAATTCACTTTTTGCATCTTCTGGTAGTTTTGTACCTAAGGGTGCAACAAATACTGAACCACCTATTTTAGGTTTAGCTGCACTTACATTTTTTGCGTCCATCTATATCTACTCCTTTCTAAAAATATCCAATATCAAACACAGCCTGATATCGATATTTCTTTATTGTTGTATCTGTATAATCATAATCACTATTGAGATGTAATGATGTGATCTCATCCAACTCAATTAAGTCATACATGGCATCTTTTACTTTTTCATTGAGTAAAGATGCTTTATATTTTGAAGACGAATACGATTGAATAAAAAAAGTGGCCGTGTTTGTAAAATCAAATCTACTACTGCCACTTTTACCAATGAGTACATATTCAACTTCATTAATATTTTCAAATGTCACAGGAACATTCAATTTGTTTTTAAGATAATTAAAAACAATTTCTTCAATCATTTTTATCACCTCAAACTTTTTATTAATGTATTGTTTTTGTAGTTATCTTTTATTGTTTCTATTGTATCTGCCCTAACAGATGCATTTACACGATTAGTTCCAACATGAGAAGATATCTCATATCCTTCACCACCAGCAGCTGCTTTGGTTGCTTCTGCATGTTCTAGGCAAATATCCATCATTTCTTGAGATCTAAGTAATTCCCTTACACCTTTTTTATCAAGTACTATTTTAGCCATATCTTTCTACCATTACTTTCTTATTCCAGTCTAAAGGAATATTTTCATCTATTCCTTCAATTGCAAAACCTAATACATGCCACTTTCTTCCTAAAAAAACAACATTGTTATCTTCCCAAGAATTTTGGTCACCTTTAGGAATGGCAAGTGTATAAACTGCTTTTTTACCGGTTAAATTTTGTGAGGTAATAATATCATTGTCTGATGATGGTGAAACAAGAACATTTTCAACTATGATTTCTCGTTCTCGATAAATAACTTGTCCAAAAGGATCTTCATCAACCTTTATTTTTTGTAATAAAACAACAGGAATACCTTTAATCATTGCCATAAATATTAATTACACCTATTCTTTGTCTACGCAAACCTAGTCTGGCAAGCTCACTTTTTTTAATGAACAATCCTCCTCCAGGTACCAAAAAAGTACCTGATACAGAGTATCCAAGAGCTGATTGTGACATCTGTTCCATAGGTTCGCTGTTGGTTGAGGTCATCAAGTTACGAGCAATAATATCAACACATACACTTTTAACTACATTTTCATATACATCTCCATTTTCTATCATTTGGTCAAGATTTTTCCCAACTTTTTTTGCTTCTTGTCTCAAGCAATCTGAAACAACAGTTAATAAAATTGTTGCCTTTTTTGTTTCAGCTACTGTTAAATCTCTAAACAGCAAAGTAACATCATCTATTGTTACAAATGGTATCATTACTCATCAGCTCCACCATCTTTAGGTGGTACATCTTTATCAGCATTCTTTTTAGGCTCTTTTTTCTTTTTTTCTTCAATTTCCCAATCACCACCACTGATAATCAAATCAGTAGTGATGGTTGCACCTGTTTTTTTATTCCTATATGTTGCCATTATGCTTTTACCACCCTTGTAAATGAATTAGCATCTAGGATTCCCCATCCCATAAAGACTTCCGCACGAATATACACTTGATTATATCCTTGTAAGTCTCTTCCTGAATTGTCAGGATCACCAAATTCAATAATTTTTAATGGAATATCTTTTGAATATCCCCATTTGAACATATTAGCGAAGTCACCTACAATTGCTTGGTCTTTTGTTTCTGAACCAAATGATACTGTATTATTTGTATCTAATGCTTGAGAACCTAATGTTGATGGTTTACCACCAAAACGGAATTCAGGATACAATGGATCTCCTGTCGTAGATTTCATTTTTGATAGATCACTACGTACTGCAGAGTTGATTACAATACCTGTTACTTCACAATCGGCATCCTCAACTGTTGCAATTGCTGTATCTAAGCAATCATCAGGATTATCATTTGCATAAGTAACGGTTTGTGTAACTTTGCTATCAAAGTTATTTTCTCCTACTACTGCAGATTTTTCGCCAGTTCTAGGATTTAAACCATGGAATGCAGCGATATCTAAACCTCTAGCAACTTTTTTAGCAAATCCTTCATTAAATTCTTTTAAAATATCTAATTGTTCTTCTTCGCTTGCAAACATAAATTCATTAGAAACACGAGCACCATATTCAAATTTGATTGGAACAATAATTACTGGATCCACTGAAGCTCCGCCTTCACTTTTCTTACCATTTTCAGCAACGATATCTACTTCATTATCCATAGAGAAAGTAAATTCTTTTGAACCATTAAATGGAATTGGTGTTTGCGCTGATAAAACAGCTAAACTTGATTTTCCCTTTACTTTGTTGATTAGATCCTTTGTTAATACAGGATCAAATAAATTTCCTTTGCTTAATACTGCCATTATCTTAATCTCCTTGTCTTAAATTTTTTAATAATTTCTTTAAAGCAACATTTCTTGCTTGCTCTTCATTAGCAACTGTTTGTTCACCTGTTGCTAAAGGTGGTTCTTTTTGAAAAAAGCCAGCAAATGATTCAGCATCTTTACGAATTTCTTCCTCATTTGAACCTTTCAGACGTGAAGCAATAGATGAAGGCAATCCCATTTCATTAGCAATTCTCGTTTTTACTGAGTCGGACTCATATTTTGCAATTTTTCCTTCATATTCTTTTTTCATGGTTGCTAGATCATCTGGTGATGTATAACCTTCGTATTTTTTACTGATTTCTTTTTCATAATCGGCTTTTAATTCTGCTAATTTATCAGGACTTACAAATCCTTCATATTTTTTATTTTCTCTAGCCAATCTTTCTTTGATGGCTGTATCAAATTCTTCTTGTGTTTTAATTTCTTTAAATTCACTCATTTGTATTTCTCCTATTTACCGTTAGTAACGTAATTTGCATAAAAAAACGAACTTTCGTTCGCTTAACAACTTATTTTTTGTTTCTTCTTAACACCTTTGTATGTTGCACATGCCCAATGGGCCAAGATTACACTATCAAGCAATGCTATTTCATGTTCTTCCATCATTGCTTTAAATCCAAAACCGCCATTTGTACCAATTGCTCTTCTTTTACAGTTGGTTACAATTTGTTTTAAAGATGGCTGGTCATTATGACATATGTTTTTTGAAGATGTAACTGCCTGTTCAAACATATTGTTTGCTACAACCACATCCGATACCTTAGGAAGTACAGGTTTCAGCTTTATTCCATAGTCCTTGATTTCATCACTCAATATCTGTTGAGAGCCACTTCCATCAATAACAACTTTTTCTATGTCCGCTTCTTTTAGAAATGAAATGATCCATGTATTGCCATTTCTAACACTTTGACAATCAATCGATTCAACAAAAATCTTTTCATCTACCTTTGTAGCAATCGACATTGCAACATGTTTTCCATCCACTCCATACTTGATACCCACAAAAAGCTTATTTTGAAAATTGGGAACTGTTACAACTTTGAGATTTTCCCATTCCTTTTTCGAAAATTCACTGCCTTGTGAATATGATAGCCAATGTCCCAACCTTTGAATATTGAAATCAACATCATCTGATGTAATTTCATTTTCAATTACACGTTCTGTCAATCCTTGTCCTAAGGACGGGTTAGTTTCATACCAGATATCTCTATCATACGGATCATGCATATGCTCAATGGACCATTCGGCCCAGCCTGTATTCTCGCTTTTCCCTTCTAGAACCTTATCTCTCATTTTTTGAAATACTGTACCATGAGAAATTGCAGTTGGTGGTGTTCCTAACATAATGGTTTGAGGATTGGAACTTGCTGAAATAACATACTTTAGCGCACTTTCTTGATCAATCGTGTATTCCTGTGCTTCATCAATAACCAGCACATCATATCCTTCACCCAAACCACCGGTATTAGAACGAGTTCTAAAATTAACAAGATGATCTAATTTATAGGCTTTTCCTTTTTCATTCAATAAACGTATATTTTCTGAACCTTTTGCCTTAACTGACGTATATTCTATTTCCGCTTGGTCGAGCAATGCACATATTGTTTCAAATACTGAATGTGCTGTAGAAATCATATGAGCCGTATAGAGTATCTTTTCACCATGAGTTATGCCCCACATGATTCTCATAATAACATCTTCAGTTTTACCATTTCTTCGAGGTAAGCTATAACAAAAACGGGAATGAACCCACATCCCCTCTTTATCAATTGCTAAAATGTCATAAATCAATAGTTCCTGCCACTCTCTAGCAGTTCTTCCGGTTTTGTTGTAAATTTCTACCGCTTCCTTCCCTTTTGTTTCAATATAAGGAAGCACTAACGAAGTTGTAGGAGTTTGTCTTCCAATTCTTTTTTCAGACATTCCTTTTACCTCCTACTTCATATTCGCTTTTTTTGGTGGTGGTCGATACTCTTCACTGACTGAATAACAATAGTTACAGTTAGGTATATAGCACTCAAAAGTGATTTTTTTCATTTTTTGATGCTTTTTCTTATCGTAATATGGTTGAATATCACTTACAAAGCATACATGTCTATGCGGTCTTAATCCTTGTGCCATAAGATACCTCCTCTCCTTAAAGTTCCTTTTTAAGCTTCTTTAAAAGGCTCGTAATTCTAAAATTAGCTACACCATAAAATACTAAACTTAATAAACCAATTGATACTTGAATCAATAACGGACTTAATACAATCCACCACGACCAAGTTATAAAGCCTAATATTTTTGCTATAACAAAAATAATTAATAACGCATTTAACATTGTCATTCTCCTTTCTTTAAAATTGAGCAAAAGAAAAACCGACTACTGTCGGTTAACTATTCATATATAAATAATATTTGTCTTTGATATTTTTTGGTGCATCTTCTTTTAATTTGATTTCACCTGTTTTTTTATCAACATAGCACCAAGGAGCAACTTCTTCTTCAAATATTTTAATAAGTTCTTTTTGCCTTTTTGTGGGATTAACCATCATAACCAAGCACCTCCATAACTAATCTGTCTAAAAATTCATCAGAAACACTGTTTTGCTTATTCAAGACAATACAATCTGCTATCAATTCATTCAATGATTTTGTATTTTTAAATGATTCTTGTGCATTTTGACTTACGTTTTTTCTTATATACATTATATCATTTGTTTCCTGATTAAGCACATAATTTCTTAGTTTTTCTTCTAAATCATTTTTGGCTTGTAATTCACTTATATTGTTTGCTTGTTGATATTTTCTTACAACTTCCCAATGTTTTTTATGACCACCTAGTTCATGATTTAATACATCATCTAAATTTTTAGATGGAAAATATGAGGTATCAACAATTTGTGAAAACTTATTACTTATCAGTTCTTCACATATAAATAAATCATTATTTATATGATCATAACAGGCAATACCCTGTAATGCATTTTTTTGAACCACCACGATATTGTTTATTTTTCCATATCGATATTCTTGATTTATTTTAGTATTTAAGTATTCACACATTCTTTTTGAATTTTGCGAATATGTTTGACAATAGATATTAGAATATTTGTCATTTTTATACGTAACAAAAGAAATCTCTTTTTTTCCTAATTTCATATTGAAGGGTTTCTTTGCACCCATAAAATTTGAATTTTTCCTAATATTTTCTCTATAATCAATTCTTTTACTCCAAACATCCTGTACTTTCTTACTGCCATCTCCAGGATCATAAACTACAGTACAGTCGCAATTCGCATGTCTTCTAAAAACATTATTACCTGTATTGCTAACTTTACTGTAATCATAAACACCAGCCATTGACTGACACCATTTACATGTTTTTCCAACTGTTGTTCTAATGATTTTAGGCCTTAACCCCGCATTGTAATGAAAATCAGCATTTTTTCGAACTGAATCATCTACGACCGACTTTGCATTGGTTTCTAATGAATCAAGAAAACTTTTTTCACGTTGGGAGTACTTATCAGCATTTGAAATATAATCAATGATACTTGCTGTTTTTTCTTTGTTATATTCAGGAACAATTGCTTTTAATCCTAAATCAGCTTTTTTATTCAAAATATTTTGTGTAGCCTCACATTGTTTGGATACCAAATCATAATTTTGTTTGATCATTGGTTCAAGTAATCTTTGAGCAATGTTGTAATACATTTTTCCATCAGGAAGCATTTCTTCGTTGATATTTTCTTGTATTACCTTTTTTAAAGAAACTCCTAATTCTTTTGCAAAAGAAAGAGAGTCGGTATAATCTACCGCTCCCTGCTTTTGTTTTATTAAAATTGATTTTATTTTTTCATTAGCTTTTATTTCTTCATCAAACTGTTTTTGAATTTCTTCTAATAAAGAAGGAACGATATCATTATTCATCTATTTCTTCCTTAAACATATCATCTATATTTGAAGTTGATGAAGATGCACTATAATCGATTCCAGTAAGTTCTTTTAGATTGTCCTTATCAAAATATCCTGGTACAGCTTGATTGATTTTAATTGCTCCATCTCCAATAACTGAAAGAGCTGAAGCATCCGGTTCAAAAATCGGTGCCCATTTGATTTTTGTTAAATAAATTTGATCTCTTGAATATGTATAACCATCTCTCAAACATGCTGCTAAAAATCCAGCATTGATAAAACCTGTAGCAAATGTTTTTTGAGCTTTTCTTGCTTTCAATCTTAAATTTTCATGTTGTGCCTTGATTGCTTCAACACTTGATGGATTTTCAGTAGAAAAACCTAGATCATCTAATGTCAACCCTGTTTCACCAGCGAAAAGACTGGCCAACATTTTTAGTTGTTCAACATAGGGCGCCATTGATTGTTGGGCAAATTGGCCTACAGTAGGCTTGTCCCCGTCTTCATCCTTTGAGATTTGCATCAATGATGAAATAGTTGCCTTCCATTTATCCATTTCAGCTCCTGGTTCAAGTCCTAAAACATATTTTTGTGGGAATGAATAGAACTCAGCGGATACTTCACTTCTTTTTAGAGTTCTCATTGCTGCTTGCTGAATAGAAATACATGCTCTTGAAATAACTGAATGTCCAAATGGCCTTTTAGCATCAGGTCTATTAATAATTGGAACCAACAGTGGATACGGAGCTTTATTTTTGATTTTATAAGGTTTTTCACCTCTTTCATAAAAATATGTAACTCCTTGAATAAAATATGCTTCAATAATAGGATTCCCTAGAACATCTTCCTCTAATATGGCATATCCTTCAACCAACATATTTGTAATAGGATCAATAATCCCTGTTGCATGTCTTCCATCAATTACCTGTAAGCGAGGCATTTCTCCAACCTTTTGAGAAATATAAATAAAAGAACATGATGTAATCAATGATGAAATAATTGCACTGTCAAACAACACATCAGGATTATTCATGTCGTATATCTCTTGCATATTGAAATTATCATTAGAAAATTCAACAAAGGAAAGTCTATCAGCAATAGAGTCAACAGCCTTTGAACACCATCCTAAACATTCTTTTAACCATCTAAATTCAGGCGGTATTACACTTGAAATATCAACCATTTGATTTTTCATTTCATAATAATCGTATCTTGTTTCGCATCTTTCTTTCCTACTAGCAAGTTTTCTTCTTAAATATCCCATTCCTTTGTATTTCATATATCTTCTATTCCTTTCATAATTTCGTTTTGAGAGTCGTTTTCATAATCCGTGAGAAAATATTCACAGTACGGCATGAAGTCCGGAGAACGCATTTTTAGGGGTGGTATGCCCCCACCCTAAAAAAACGATTATTTTTTGCTTCGATACGTAGTCCAATCAATTATTTGTGGCAGTATTCTGTTTGATATGACTTTTTCGGTTTTTAGTGCGTTATTAGCAAAGATTTTGTCACTCTTTTGTCTATTGCATGTCATATGAGCCAATTGTAGGTTATCTAAATCACTTGGATGTCCACCTTTTGCTACTGGTATGATGTGATCAATACATGGTGACAATGGATGTGGATGTTTATAGCTGAAATCTACTGGCTTTCCACAAATCCCACATATAGTTTGAGTAGCATATATTCTTTTCTTGTTGTTTTCAAATTGCTTTCTATGTGCTCCATCTCTGTCTAATCTTTTAACCGCCATAAGTTATACCTCCATTTTTAAACAAAACAAAAAGCTCCTGAAACAAGAGCTTTTCATAATACTTCAATTGACAACAAATCAATCGTAAATGAATTCAAGACAAAGCGTTGACATTGTGGATGTCATCTTTTTGAAAACTTCACAATAACATAATAGCACCAAATAAAGGGGGAATCTTCCACATAGAAGCACTTTTTTAATCTTTTTTTAGTAAATTCAGTAGGATGTTGTCGACTTTTCGGTAAAGACTCTTATTATTAACGATATTGTAACGTTGTAAGCATTGTGTTTTTGAAAGATTATAATAGAAGTCCTCTATGAATTTTCTATCAAGTGCATCCATCTCGTTAAGATAATATTCAACAGTAGCAATACGTACATCCCAATGTTTTAGATCTTCTAAGTAATCTTTTTCATTTGACTGAATATAATCAACAATTGATTTTTTTAATTGATCCTTTTTATCAATCAAGTAGTTATACTTGTCAGCACTATCTTGAACAAAACCACCTAAGCCATCACTTTTACCAGGAGACTTAATAAGTTCCAATTTTTCTTCAACCTCTAAAAGTTTATTTCTAAGTGTTTTAAGAGGCGCTTCATAATCGTTAATTAATTTGTCACGTTCTTTGATTAGACTCTTATACGTACGAATTTCATTTCGAATAATTGGTAATGTGTGTATTGTTAAATGCATTTGTTATCCTCCTTGTGTTTTTAATTCTTTTAATCACGCTAAAGATGTTCATTATACTTTGCTATCCTATATATTTCTTAAAAGTACAATATTTTTTTCTGTTTTACAGAATTTTTTACACTAAATATAACTTAATAAATTACTTATAACCCCTAAAAGTGTTAAATTTTTTATATTCTTGAAACTCCATGCTTTCTATTGATTTATCAACACTTTTGTGGATTGTTACTCTTAAAAATTTAACCTTGGACATTGAATATCGTAAAACATGCTATTTTTCACACTTTTTCAATGTGATTACCTTGCTTGTCTCTTTATGAATTATCACTAAAGAATCTATCGTATTTTTTAGAAACCAATAATCTTTAGGATTCAATCCATTAGCAGTAATCAACTTCTTCATTGCTAAATTAATTCTTTTTGGATGTTTCATTTAGCTACCTCTTTTAAATACGGATAGTAATCGTTGCTTCATCACACTCATTTATTGAATCTAATGAAACTGATTTTATTTCACAATCTAATAGATTACCACCTAGATTGTTTAGATTGTTTTTTTCCGCTTCTGGTACAACTATTGTTGCTTTTCCTGCTCTTTGAATTAAATATTTTTCAACAGGATGTTTTTCTCTTTCAAAATATTCTCTAATTGTCATTTTTCTTTTCCTCCATATCTGTATTTTGGGGTACTATAACAGGATAAAACCTATCATTTTCATAATAGACTATGTCATTGCCATTGTATTGGATATTCAGTCTTTGGCAATTACAATTAGTTAGTATTTCAGATACTTTTCCAATTGCTTTGTATTTATTGTCATAGACATACATTCCACGCTTTATATCTCCAAACTTAAGAGGTTGAGGAGTGAAATGCTCCTCAATCAATCTTTTTAAAATATCAAATGCAAGTGGTGGAATATTAATTCCACCGTACATTTTCATATCGTTAAGTGCTTGTACTCAAATTTCTTTAGTCAACATCTTCCATCACCTCTTTTTCTAAAACATATTCAATAGATCCATGCTCTCCGATATGGTTTGCCATGACAATGCGATACCCTTCGTTTAAATATTGACTTAGATAGTTCGTATCTCCATTTGCATGACTCCTAGATACAACTTGCTTAATTTGTGGTTCTTTTTTACATTTTTTTAATTCTTCTTCTAATTGTGTTACATAATTTTTAATATTTTTGATACAAACATCAGCATCTTTGGATAAAATACGCATATCATCAAAAATAAACATATTATTAGCATTGTTTAATGACCTAAGCATTTTTTCAATGTCATCTTTAAAATTATTAAGTGCATTGTCAAACTTTTCTCTATTCACTGACATCTTCAACCCTCCAGTTTTTGTCCGCACGAATGACAATATTTTTGTCCTTCTATTAAAAGCAATTTACAAGAAGGACACACTAATGCTGTTCTTCGAACAATCGAACCATCAACAGTAACACCATCAGCAAATGCTATTAATGGTTTTTTTGTGTTTCCCTTTCTTTTAGTTCTTTATAATCGATAAGCCATTGTGACAATTGCTCATGTTCTTTAGCACATTCACAATCTCCTTTTGATTTTTCTTTGCAACGTTCGATTACTTCATCTAATGTCATTCTATCCACCCCAGTTCTTTACATTGTTGGTTGATTGCTTGGAGTTCTTCAACATATATTCCATTACCATTCATTTCGATAAAATGTTGATTTTCCGTATAAAATTCAATGTAATCTTTATTCGATGTATTTTCATACTTGATTTTTCTTAGTTCATCACCCATAAACTCCATTGATATTTTTTTATATCCTAGTTTTCCGAACATTTCTTTTGCTGTCATTTAAACCACCCTTTCTCCTCACAATAGAGATAAATAGCTTTTAATAGTTTGGCGCTGACATATGCTTCGCAATTACCATTGCATATACTAACTCCCTCACTGTCTTTATAAAATTTAAGCATGTCTTCCCCTGATCTAAAAGCAACCATATTTCTACTTTCATAAATTTTAGAGAAGCCCGCTTGCTTCAATGCTTTTTCCGACTCCATAATCAATACCCATTTTTAAGTCTTTCATAATTGATTTTGTTCTTTCTAAGGTATTCTTGATAGATTTCATCAAAAGAAAATTGTAAACACTTAGTTAATTGCAATAAAACTGTCAATTTATCATAACTATATGAAATATCACCGATCAAATAATCAAGTCTTTCTTTTTCTAATTCATCAAAGTGATTAATTGAATATTCATATTTAATTAAAATAATATCAATTGTATCATCGTTACTTGAATACCTCCGCGTCATTTCACTTGTCATAACAAAATGATAGACATCCACTAATTCTTCTAATACTCTTTTTTTATCTACAGGCTTTTGGCTCTTTTTCCACCAACACCATTCACCTTTCAATTCATGCGTTAGTTCTCCTAATTCATCAATAATTGCTAATTCTAATTTTTCTTCAGTCATTACTTCTTCACCGAATTCATTTAAAATGTTTTCATTCAATGTTCTTTGCATTTGAAACATTTCTTTTAATTGATTTTTTATTTCCATGTATTTCACTCCTTTTTTCTTTCAACTCATTTTGCTTTTTATAAGTAGCATCTAATGTTTGAGCAATTAATATTCCTTCTTTTGTAAGTTTAGGATCATCATAAATCAGCTTCTTATTACACATGATCAGTCTTTGTGCTTTTGTAATCAAAGCAAGATTGTCAAGTGTTACATTTTCCTTGTTTCCATCTAAAAATAATAGTGATTTATCTTCTGGAATAGGTCCATATTCCTTTTCCCATAACAAAATATGTTTTGGTTTCCAATTGATCAAGTGAGAATATTTGACACCTCTTTTATCAGATACCTTGACATAAATATATCCATCCGACCTTTTTCTTTCAGCACCAACAGGTACCCAGTTTTTAGGAGTATGTCCTTTTTGAAATTCGGTTTCAACCGAAAGATGTTCTCCTTTTTGGATTGGATTTGCTGGTCTAGATCCTTTTTCAAATCTTCCTGTAAGCCCTGAAATTAAATGAAGATTTCTTTTTTGTGCCTTTATTTGCTGACATGAAAAAGAAGTATTGAATTTTTCATTCATCAGTCTTGTACACTCTCTATTGCTGATGCCTTGATAAATCTTTTTCAGATATTCGACCTGTTCATCATTCAAAAGCTTTTTGTGTTTAATTCTAGAATAATCTATTTTAGAAATCCCAGATATAATTTTATGATTATCCTTGTAGCTTTTTATAGTTTTAGCACTCAAATTCGTTCCAAACTTTTTATTGAACATATCCGCTATTTCAGAATTCAATCGACCAGGAGCTATTTCAATGATGTAATCACGCATTTCCTGCGTATATCTCATACTCATTTTTTACTTTCAATGCCTAACATTTTGGGAAGCACAGGAGTTTCCCGATTGTAATCAGCTTGAAATTGGGCAGCTTCAATATGGACTCTAGCGTTATCGACAATTTGTGCACTAATATCTGCCATTGCTCTACTTCTTTTTATTTCGGCCTGAAGTTCTTCGTCCGTAAGATCATCATCGTTCAGTCTTTCTAATTGTTCCATCAAGATATTGTGCATATCCGTTAGTTTATTTCTTGGCATTGTTCCACCTCACTTCTATTTTGTAGCAGCAATGTATACTCTGCTTCTTTCTTTTTCAGCATCATCATTTTCCCAGCAAACGTATCTAAGGGTTGTTGCCGGTTCATCATGATTGTACATTTTCATGAGAGTAATAACATTGCCACCATTTTTAATATAAAAATATCCAAACGTTTTTCTAAGGGAATGCATTCCAAAAGTAGAAACAACACCGACCTCATCTGCATTTTTCTTCATGATCTTGTAGCCCATTTCACGTGTCAAAGGCAATACATAAGAAATACCTGACTGCTTTTTCTTTTGACCTTTGAAAAGATAGTCATGATCAGCTAGATGATTTCTTTCAATGTAATCTAAAACATCTTTATGAAGCCTTTTATCCATACGATAATGTTGCATTTTACCTGTTTTTAGCTCTTTGATATGAACATAACCTTTTTTTACATCAATAACTCTTAACTGTAAAAGATCATTTGCTCTAAAAGCAGTATTGAAGCCTAATAAAGCAATCATATAATTACGATCAGCTTGATATCTTTTTACATCAGTTGTCGCAAGATCTCTTTTTAAAAGAAGATTATTCATAAAAGAATTCAATAATCTCTTATCTTTGATTGGCAATGTTTCTTTTTGACCTTTGAACGTTTTTACTCTTCTTTTCGCCATGTTCATTCTCCTCACATTTGAATATTTTTACATTTTTATTACTTTATAAATTTTTTACTTTCATT